TCTAGATGTAAATCCTTTAGTAGCGCAGCCAGATCCACGTTGTTTGATACCAGTTGTTTTAACGTCATCACGAGCAGGATTACCCGTGCTAACTCTACGAGCTGGCATACCACCAGGAGTTGATTCAACTGCACTCATAGAATTAGGATCAGTTTTGTATCCAATAGAATTTTTAGCTTTCATTTCTTTACCATCCATAGTATGTGGCTTAGCATAGACTTTGGCATCGCCAACTTCTTTACCCATAACCTTTTTGCTAAATTTAGCCATGATTAACGACCACGACCTGCTGATTTTCGCATACCTTGGTTCTGAACTTTAGCTAAATTACGACCAATTTTCTTCATTACGTTTTGGTCTTTGCCTAACATCTTTGGCTTTGACTTTAATACTGAAGCTGTTGGGCCGCTATCACCTAAGTTGCGTCCTTCTGTCTTGCCTTTTTTGGCTACGCCATCTGCATCTTTTTTAAACATTTTCTACTCCTAAGTTGTTGTTACTGTTACGACACCTACCAAACAAGACGGGGCGAGGTCATTGGGTGTTAAACCAGCATCTGATCCCCTTGCACCACCAACAGGGTTCCAACCCCATTGAAATACTCTACTACCCCCTTGTGGGACCCCAACAGCATCTGGGTTTACGCTATTTGTTAATATTACCTGTAAACCGTTAGTTCCCGAAACTGTATAACTTATATCTGGTCTTGGTTCCCGCACCGCTTGTGGGTCATCAACAGGATACATACCTAATGATAACTGCGGTTGGTCTGGTTCCCAACACTCAGGACAAACTTTAATATTCTTCATTTGCTGCTTTACGACCAGCTTTCTAAGCTCTTTTAGCTTATAGCGCTGACCGCATCTATCGCACTCCGCAATGGCAAACTTGCCACTACTATATTTATTAGGCATAGAAGGTAGTCCTTGGCACGAATCTAGACGGAGCTTTCTCCCTATCTTCAGTAGATGCCATTAACCATTGTTCTTCATATTCACTCTTTAAAAACTGCATTCTTTGTATCGCATCTGGTAATTTCTGGGATAGATAAAATGCCAACCCAGCTACCATACAAGGCAGTAAACGGAAAGGAATATCTTGTTCTACTGTGCCATTGCTACCAGCGTCTTGAATTCTGCGTAGTCTCCAATAGACAAAGGTATAAGGACCACCGCCAGCGTCAGGTGTGGGCCAAACATTAATACACGGAAGGTTCTGTACTGTCAAAAGTGTAGTAGGGCTAGCAGTATGTGCTGCGGCAGTCGTGCCATTCTGACCACGATAGCAATTTGTTAGTACATTCCCTACGACGTTAGCGTAACTAATTGTTTCATTATCAATTTTTACAAACCCACCAATAGGAAGGGCACTAGCGTTACTAACAGTAATTGATGTATCAGTTGAATTAATAGATTGCGCTAAATAGACTGTAGTAGAGTTACTTTGACCAGTTTGACGGTTATACCACATCTGGATAGGGCGACCAGTAGTCAGTTTATTAGGGATAGTTGAGTAAGTAGACTCTGAAATACGGCTGATATTGATGTCAATCTGAGTGCTTTGTATGCCATTATTTTGACGAATAACAGTATCTAATAGGTCAATAGTATTAACAGGCACAGGATAAATAGCTTGACCTGTAACTAGATCAATCTGACCTTGCTCAATAGTCCATAGGTTAATACCACGGTTAGCCCACTCTACAGTCAATAGGTTCAAGGAACGACGAGCCGTACGCATATCATAACCCGTACGTAATTCCGTACCACAACGCTCAAAAGCCTCTTCAATGAGGTTATTAAGGTCTAGATTAAACGCCGTTGTTCCTGATGTGCTCATATTTTCCTAAACGGTTTTACTTTTGCTTTGACTTTTTTTGGCTGCGGGACGAACTGTTTTCCCGCTGCTTTTCCCGCTCGTTTTGCTTTTGTTGTCGCTGCGTACTCCTGTAAGCTTAACGCTTGTATTGCTTTTTTTGGCAGGTACCGCTCTCCTGTTTCGGACGACGGTTTTCCTGACTTGGTTGTCCACTTCTGGTCGCCCCACGCTTTGAGGCTCCGTTGGGATTTGGCTAGTGCCATTGATTATTCTCCAAAACCATTTAAACATTATTTATACCCTCCGCCAGCGGCTTTGTACTTCTTAGCTACTAACTGCGCCTTACGAGCAGACCATTGACCAGCATTAGTACCATGTGTTGCAGCTGCCTTAACCTGAGAAACAATCCGTTTACGCAAGCTAGGTTTAGTGTAATTACCCGCAGCATTAACCTTACCACCTTCAGCGTACTGGGTAAAGTCCGTGTCATCACGTCTAGCCTTCTTAACCCCTTTACCCATCTTAGATGGTAGGATTGCGCCCATTCCTCTACTTGGTCTCATGCTCTTGTCTTTCCACGAATTGCACATCCATCTGCTCTAGAAGATGCAGACTTAACTGCACCACCTTTTTTATACGTTGGGCTTGGTTTATTACCCATACCCTTCATAAAACTCATATCTGAACCACTACCCCCACTACCACTACCTCCAAACCCACCAGAAGTTCTAGCGCCTGTCTTTGGACCTGTATCTGAATAAGCTTTGCCAGTATATTTAGGCTCGCTCTTAACTTGTTCAGCCATCTTACTAATTTCAGCCTTAGCTTTTTCAGCCTTGCGTGCTGCGCGTTCTGCATCAGATCTAGCAATTTCTTCAAACGCAGCTGTAGTCTTTGGGAATGACTCAGGTCTTGGTCCAAGTGGCACACCAGCTTTATTTAAGGCATCACCGATTTTACGAATCTGTTCTTTCTCAGCAGTGCGGTCAGTTTTAGCTTTTTCTAAAGCTTCATCAAACTTTCCAGGACCACGTTTCTCTTCAGGTGTGTACTTTTCAGCACCATCACCGCCAGATTTTTTAGAAGGATCTACAGGTTCGATAGCCATGATTAAGCTCTTGTCTTTCCACGAATAGCACAACCGTCAGCGCGACGTGAGGCTGAAGATTTAACTGAACCACCAGACTTGTAAGTAGTCTTAGTCTTTGGCTTAACCTTGCCACCACGTTTAAAGTCAGAACGTAACTCTCTAGACAATAAATCTGTAGAGCCAGGAGTCAAATCATCAACCATCGCGCCTGACGCACGAGCGCGCCCAGCAGGACCAGCATCGTAATTCTCTTGCTTCATGTTGCTCATACGAGTATTTGCACGGGCTTCACGAGCTTTTTCAACAGGAGACTTGTACATGTCTTTGTCTAAACCAATACGCTTGGTAGCATTGTTCTCTAACTGACGTACAGCAGGAGCACCTAGTTGTTTAGCAGTATCAGCGCTAATAGTTCTTAAACCACGCTTAAATAAGTTTTTAGCCAGACCAATAGGAGAGATAGGTAAGTCTTCTGGGTGAACTTTTTCTAAAGCTTGTTTTTTAACCAAGCCTTCCATACGGGCTTTGTATTCTTCTTGAGTTTCGCCTTTTGGAGTAGGTTTAGCGGTAGGTTTTGTTACAGACGTTTTAGTCTTAGTTACAGTAACAGGAGCAGTTAAGTCACGAGAAGGAGCAACCATGTCTTCATCAATAGCATCAAAATCACGAGAAGTAGGTTTTGCTTCATCTGGAACGGCGCTACGCATACGAGCCAAGATATATGGGTCAGTACGGTCAGGACTTTGCCCGCCTCTTGTCAACCATTCTTCTTGGGCAGCGCTAAAACCGCCTTCAGCGAATTTACGCATTTTACGTTTCATGATTAGCAGCCCTTCATCTTAATCATTGTGCCCTTGGTCTTGCCTTTAATCTCAATACCACCGCCACGAGCCATGCACTTAGCAGGACCACCTTTTTTCAAGGTTAGTTTAGTTTTCTTGCCACCATGAAGTTGGTCATCATGCTGTTTAACGGCTTTCTTAATCATAGCCTTATCCTGCGCTTTGTCCATCTTCATGTCTTCTTTCATATCGCTCTTAGCCATGCCACCACTCCCAAATTTTTTGCCTTTATCGGCGTTTAAAAAGTCTTCACCTACAGACTGCTTAATACCAACCTTCTTAGCAAAAGCTGGGTTCTTGGCGACTGCTGCCATTAAATTATGCTGTTTTTTAGATACGCTAGGCATTATTTATTTCCTAATAAGCTCATCAATTTTGCCTTCAAGCTTGTTAAACCTTGCATCAATGTGTTCAACAATTCGTTCAACTTCTGCTTTAGTAACGTTATCACGAGCAACCTCTTCTCTTGTCTTGTTTAATAAAATCTCAATGCGTTTTAAGTCATTGAATTTTTCATGCATGATATAGCCAATTAATGCCATAAATATGGTTAACCCGCCAGTCCAAAGTTCCATCATGTTTAGCATTTCCACCTCTTTAAAGAGGCAGCCTTTCTAGTAGGCTTGCCGTTTTCATCTTTCATCGGTCCTGGCATACCAGACATACGGGCACAGAAAGAACGCTTACGAGCGCCACCTTCAGGCTGTGGAGCCTTTAGATTCGAGCCAGTAGCTGCATTATATTTAGCACGACCTTTGGCGGTAAGCCCAGCGCCCTTAGATACAGGCAGCTTTTCACCACGACCAATCGCAAGAGAAACTCCCTTTTTCTTAGTAGCCATTACGCAGCATCCTTTTTGGACTCAATAGACTTCATCAATGGATATAAATAGTCTTCACCGAAAGCTCCAGCAAACTCCTCCATACCCATATGACCTAGTTTAATTGTAGGGTCAATCCATA